GTGTTGGATAAAAAGATGCAAGCTCTTAATCGTCGCTCTTGACCAATATAATGGTACGACGTTTGATACGTTTGCTGCTCATATCGGTTAAATTGACAACAGGACCACTTATGATGTTGCACTCTTTTCTAGCAAATACTCGCAAGAATGGTTTGAACTTTGCAAATCTAGTTTTAAGAAACAGATTAATGGGTATGGTTCTGTTGGATTCCCACCACCAATCTTCTCCACATTCTATAAATTCTTGCTTCATTTCGTCTGTGTAGTTTTGAGTAAGCACATACATACTGATAAAATTGTTGTCGGCATTTTGAATTATACCCACATATTCTATCTTTAAATATGATATTACTGTTAAAAAAGGGAAGTGTGTACAGAGGTCTTGATTATTGTCCATTGAAATCTTTGAAAATGTTCACGGTTATTTATGAATGATAAATAACTGAACACGAGTAGAATCAAATAATGAGTATAATTTTTTTATATCAGGACAAAGAATACATACAATTAAGTCAAGAAGACATAGTAACAAGGAATATAAATCTGCCCATGATACAGTACAACACCAAGGTTTATAAAGGAATCACTAATAGTCTAGATTTTATTGTACGCAATAATGACCGTAAACCAATTAATTTGTCCAGTGTGCAAATGTTGGTACGAGTACGGAATGTGGAGACTCAAGAGATATTGTTAGAAAAGGCTGTAAAGATTGTGGATCAATTGGCAGGCAAAGCCAGCTTGATATTGCTCCCAGAAGAAATCACAGATTGGACCTCTGGATATTATGAATACAATGTACAGACCACAGATGCAAATGGAATAGATAGATATCTTTATACTGATGTCAACAGAGGAACGTTTGGTAATTTTGAATTAATAGAAGGTATTGCCAGTAATTTGGTACCTGCAATCAACATAGGGTCTGGCCAATTTGTTGACATACCATATGGCGATTACAGCATTCTTTATTCAACCGGGGCATATGCCGGAGATTCTCAGGCAGGACAAACTAATGGCATGCATACGGTTGTGGTTTATACCACAGGTTTTGTGGGCAAGTTTTGGATTCAAGTCAGCCTCAATAATGAACCTCCATTGGATTCTGAATGGAGCAATTGGCCCATTGGTCAAGGCACAGACTATTATGAATATACCACTGGGTCTCCCAATATTCAATACTTTAATTTTTCACTGAATGCTTATTGGGTACGTTTTCAATACTTGCCTAGTCAATTGAATACAGGTACTTTTGATTTGATATTGTATAAGAATTGACTTGAATTCCAATATGCTTGCATGGCATACTCGACTGTAAGATGTACAGTACCCAGCAATTAATAAGTCGTCATATTCCTATTCCCAATCGAAATTCAAATCGAGGGTGGAAGATATTTTGTGGTGTCTGTTGTCATCACAGAGGTCATAAAGCAGATACTCGGTTCAGAGGTAACTTGTTATTTGATGGTAATCATACAGCGTATAATTGCTACAACTGTGGATTTAGAGTTGTGTTTGATGAGACATCTTTGTCTTTAAAAGGTACTCAATTGTTACAATGGCTGGGAATAGAGCAATCAGAAATTAACGAACTCAAACTGTTGTTATTGAAAAATAAGATTGATGGGATAATACCTGAGAAATCCAAATACTGGGTTGAGAGTGTTCATAATTTTGTTGATCAACCGTTACCTCCAGATGCACATGATATTAACTATTGGTTGAGCCAAGGACAGGAGTCAGAAGACTTTTATCAAGTATTAGACTATCTATATAATAATCGAGGAGAGTCATTGGCTCAAAGCTATGACTATTATTGGAGTCCTAATACCAAAGGCAAATCCAATATGAACAACAGATTAATTATCCCATTTTACTACCAAAACAGGATCGTGGGTTGGAGTGCAAGACATGTGTTACCCAACCCACCCAAAGACATACCTAGATATTGGAACAGCCAAATACCAGAAGGATACTTTTTTAATTTTGACAGCATGCATCGGCGAGATAGGAAATATTGCCTGATACATGAAGGGCCATTTGATGCCATTGCTACAGATGGCATAGCAGTATTGGGCAGTGAGTTCAGCAAGGAACAATTACATAATTTAAATAATTCAGACAAGATTAAAATAGTGGTCCCAGATCGACAAAGAAAAAATCAAGGATTGATTGATCAAGCATTGTTGGAAGGATGGTATGTGAGTTTTCCGGATTGGGAAGACGACATAAAAGATGCTGCGGATGCTGCAAAAAGATATGGTAGATTATATACTTTGAAAAGCATATTAGATTCTAAAACCAATAACAGCACAATGATTAATGTTAAGCGAAAGATGTATAGGCGTTAAATGGCAAGAGAACGTAAAGAAGCGGTTATTCATGAATACAGTGAAGAAAAACAGAAATTGTTGATAGACATACTTCTGAGCAGTGAGGATATCTATGCCAGATGTCAAAACATTCTCAAAGACAAATATTTTGTGAATAAGTTGAGACCTGCCATGAGATACATTATGGCATATACTGAAAAATATAGCGTTTTGCCCAAGACAGTTCAGGTCAATACAGAAACCGGAATGAATTTTGAAATTATCGAAGATATTACTATACAACACCAAGAAAGTTTTTTGGATGAGATAGAAGGGTTCTGTAAGAACCGAGCGATTGCTGATGCAGTTATTACCAGCAGTGATTTAATTGAAAAAGGTAACTATGCTGAAGTTGAAAGGCTGGTAAGAGAAGCAATACTTATAAGTTTGCAAAGTGATTTGGGAACCAACTATTTTGAAAACCCTAGGGATCGATTGATGCTGATTAAAGATAAAAATGGACAGGTTTCTACCGGATGGAAAACTGTGGATGAAAAATTGTATGGTGGTTTTAACAAAGGAGAGATATCGATCTTCTGCGGCGCATCTGGTATGGGAAAAAGTTTGTTTTTGCAAAACATCTCTTTGAATCTAATACGCCAAGGATTAAATGTGGTTTATTTGAGTTTGGAATTGAGTGAAGGGCTGACCAGCATGCGATTGGACAGCATGCTGACTGATGTTGGAACCAAAGAAATTTTTAAAAAATTAGATGAAGTAGAACTCAAAGTTAGAAACATAGGTTTTAAATCTGGAGCATTACATGTCAAGCAGATGCCACAGGGTAGCACAGTAAATGACATCAAGGCATATCTTAAAAATTATGAAATTCAAACTCAAAAACGACCAGATGCGATTGTGGTAGACTATTTGGATTTGTTGTTTCCAAACAGCAAGAATATTGATCTGAGCAATCTAAATATCAAAGACAAGTTTGTGACTGAGGAACTCAGAGGTTTGGGAGTTGAAAGAAACATCATTGTTGTGACTGCATCACAGTTGAATCGTAGTTCTGTAAATGAACCAGAACATGACCACAGCATGATTGCAGGTGGTATCAGTAAAATTCAAACAGCAGACAATGTTATGAGTATCTATGCCAGCACTGCAATGAAAGAGCGAGGTCAATATTTATTGCAATTTTTGAAGACTAGAAGCAGTAGTGGTGTTGGCAGTAAAGTGTATTTGGGATTTGATCCCAACACATTGAGAATATTTGACATGGAACCAGAAGAGGCCATGGCTGCACAGGAAGGAACTTCAAGTGCAGACGTGTTTGCTGAACTAAGAAGAAAGAATAATAAAACAGCGGCGCCTGCAGCAGACAATGAAACCAAAGTAAAAGATTTGAGTCAGTTGCGAGGATTGATCAAACGTTGAAGTCATCTTGCATAAAATATGGTCGGTCCACTAATTTGATTTTTCCCATACTGCTGTCACTCACGTATCCTTCGTGTCCTGCTTGACCTTTGATTTCAGCATGTATGATACCGTCGATTGCATTGTCAAGTTGATGCTTGATATTCATTTTGATATGAATAATGCTTTTTACCACGGCCCAAACTGCTTGATATGCATCTTGATGCTCAGCAATATACAGCACAATGTTGGCTGTTTTGCTGGGAGTTACGGACGAGTTTGATCCAAACCATGATTTAAACCCAGTATCTAATGAATCCCAATTATTACTTCCTGATCGCACAACCACATTAACATATTTCTTCATAAGCTGTGGTAGATTGCTAATTTTTGCAGATCGAAGATTTGCTGGGTTTAGGAAATCATCTATTGCATCATATTCTTTGGTAATCAACGAACTGATTTGTTTGCCCAAATCTTCTGGCCATTTTAAAACAGTGCTTAGGTCTAACTTGGGATTCAATACCAACAGCCCATGAACTGGGTTAATTTTGATATTATCCATATGCGATAATGCCTGGGGCTCAGATTGATATCTATCGCTAAAATAGCTGTGTAGGACTATGCCAATACGGCTTGCCCCAATGGCCTGTCCCAATTGGCTTTGTGCATCTACTTTGTATACAACTTTGTTGGGTTTGAAAACATACTTGCCATCAATGAGTTGTGGTGTTCTAGTCCACATCAAATCACATTGTACAAAACCTTGAAAATTGCTGGGCAACATTTTTTCAAAATATCTCCAAAGCTCTGCAATAGATTGTGCAAACTGTCCTCGACCAGGTTGATCTGGTGCTCGGGTATATAACATGGTCAAAAGTTGATCTTGATTTCTAGGCAACCCTTCTGGCTTTCTATTATTAAAGCCAGCTTTGTCGGTGACTGTGAATCCCAAGTCATCTCTGCCTATGATCAACGCAGGAGACCCATCAAATTTAATACTGATATGATTGGGATGAGTCACACTGTCTCTGAGTATGTTTAATGCCAATGTGGCCCCAGGCGCCCCCAGATTAAATATCAAGTCTTCTGGGTGGTCAATTCTTGCCTTGGCTTCTGTTAATACAAGTTGGTCAAATCTCAAAATCTTTGCCTTTAATTTTCTGCATTATAACATGAAAGAGATAATGGTCCTAGGTGGAAAATAAAATTAATCATGATTCTGAATGCCTAATGCCCACTAACTTTGATACTCTCTCGATTACCACTACCAGGTCCAGTTGGTGGAACATAGGTCGGATTTTCCGAAACGCTTCGATAAATTCTAGAAATGTGGGTTAATTCTTCTTCGGTTGGTCTGCGCGTTGCACTGGCATCAGATAAGTCTGACCAACTACCATCATCATGTTTTATCCAGGTTGTACCATTATAAACAACAGTACCGTTTGCATTTCTATGTCCTTGTTCTGAATCAGAATGTGATTCTCCATTGGTAGTAGTCTCTTCTGCGTCTTGGTCCCATTTATCTCGTTTTTCCATGGCTCTTCTGAACGCTAATTCTATAAAAAGGATGATAAACAAATTTACTTTACCGGCAACATTAGTTAGGCCTCTATTAGAGTCTGCAAAATATTTGGCCATGCTGGTTTGTGATGTCCTCATGGTTTGAGCATCTGGAATTTTTATGCTGTGTTTGGATGCAAATCTTTTCATAGCAACATCATTTAAGATAATAGGTATATCAGCCATAGTAACACGTTCATTATCATCACTATCGCCATTAAATTGTGGCGCCACATGATTAATTACGAATGATATCAACGATCTAAACTGCACAGTAGACAAATTCTTTCTGTATTTTCCCATGAGCAAATTGAAATCTTTTACATATGTAATTACACTTTGTTTGATTATTTTTTCAGTTGATTGCAGTGCTTTGGCATTATCTATATGTAGTTTGATTTTGTCAGCAATAGTAATTGCTCCAATTTCTCTGTCGTTATTGAAAGGCAGTGTCAGCAAGCTCAATATGTTTTCTTCGAGCTCTTGTCTTATTTGTTGTTCTAATTTGGTTTCATTGATCATTTGGATTCTTTTATTTCTCTGATTTTTCTAGAAAATTTCTTTTCGTCTCCCGATATAATGCTTCTGTATAATCGTTTGATCAATTCTTCTGACTCTTCAACCGTGTATGATTCGTTGATTAATTGAACCAAATTGTTGACGCTGGCAATGACATGTGTTGCTCGACTTTCAATTACCACATGTTTATTTTTAGCAGGAACAAATTTACTAAGTTCATCTAGAATATTATTGGTCACGTCATATGCCTTTATATGAGATATTCAAATTATTTATACTAATCTGAGGTTGTGGTAAATACATATACAATATATGAGG